CATGGCACTAATGTAAATTGGCAATAAAGCTTTTTGTCCACCTTCGACAATATTAACCAGGTCATTCTCCCAACGTTGACATTTTGTAAGTTGTACTTTAGTTCCATCTTCTAATATAATAAACTCTTGAGAAAAGGGTCCAAGTAAGCTTGTTATCTGTCCAAGACCAGTAAACTCGAATAAACCACTCCCCACGTAATTAACAACACTCATACCTGCTTCTTTCAGTTCCTCTTCTAATTCGTCTTTGAAAACATAAGCAGCAGCAGCAAGTCCAATCGCTAGAATTGACGGGATTCCAGTACTGATTAGTGGAGGTAATGTTTTATCCAGGAGACTATCCTTCTCACGCTTGTAATATCTGTCTAAAGCCGCATTCTGAGCCTTTGTTAATTTCTTGAATGTTTCACCATCAGGCATCAGCTCTAACATTATCGCCTCTTTTTGCGAAATGCTACTGCCATCTTTTTCAAATTTAACTTGCCATTGCGGTACCTGAATCGAGGCTTTTTGGAATTTGCTTTGACAAATTTATTCCAGGCTGATAGTTTACGCTTGCCACCTTTACGTCGTGGCGTTTTACTGTGTGGGTTACCTGGTAATTGTCCACCTAGTGTAATCTGTATCATGTCACCATTTTGAGTGAAGTGTAATTCTTCATTACCATAAAGGATTCTTGACTTAGGATCAAACACAATAATACTAGACATCGGGATTAAAAATGCGTCCTGAGGCATTATACGATCCGCATAAATGCTGTTTCAATAGTAGATATGTCTCCACTGTTGTTAGTGATCTTAAATTGTAACAACTTAACATTCTTTAAAACGTTTCTAATAAATAATATATTCCAAACATCAACCGTCATAACTTCCGCGCCATCACTAAGCACTTTATCAAAACCTTTACTGTCTAAGTTTTCATTACCCCTTAGGGCTGCGGCGGCATTAACAGGGTTAAGATTAGCATAACTAATAGCATCAGGCCCCATAACCGCCTCAATAGCATAATTACCGCCAGTACTAGGTTTAATTGCGATTTGAATATCAGTGTAACCTGTCATATCCAGGGGCCATGTACCATCTGGATTAACGTCTGGAGTCAAGATCGAGGCACCGTTAGCTATTGCTTCATCAGTTAGAAAAGCAATAAAGTCTTTATCACTACTTTTGGTTCCTTTCCAGTTTCCTTTTTCATCCACAAAGCCAGTATCCAGGACAGGTTGAACATATTGTGGAACCTCAATAGTTCCGTCCACTGTTGCGGACTCAACCCCTGCCTCTCTTGCAAGAGACCAGGGTGCTAGACCTCTCCTATTGCGAACCATGCTAACCTATTGGAAAACTAAAGTTACTGCTGCTTCACAGGATCCAGTATCACCAGACATTGCAACTGCAACGCTTACCTGGTTAGATGCTATTACTGGTATGCTAACATCCAGTTTGAACGCTTCAACTGTTTGTCCGTTAGATACAGGTGTACCATCTACACCACATCCAGCGAAAACTATGGTTTCCTGACCAGAACTTAAACCATCGCCCGAAATCTGTGCGCTAAAGGTGGTCACACCATTGGCTGCACCATCTGTTGCGACACTTGCAATCATTCCAACTATGGAAGTTGATCCAGCCGGTACCTGAATGCTTGCGGTTGTACTCTGCCCGTAAAGTCCAGTAATCGCAGTAAAAGAATCTGCTGCGGTAACTGCACCTTCTCTTGTTCGATAAAATGCCATAATGTAATACCTATTCAAGCCCTCGCTACTACAGGACCTATTCGGGCTAGGATTTTAGATCCTCCAAAGCCTCTTACAACTTGCTTGGCGATAAATGCCGTGGCAAGTGTCTTAATCATATTATTTTTTTGAGACATAATGGATTTATTCAGACCGTCTAATCCGCCCTGAAGGTTTCCACCTAACATTGTTTTCAAATGCGCTCCTGCATTACTTTGTGCCAGGAGAGCTAATCCAGCGCCTGTTTCGATCAGAGGAATTGAAAAAGTCTTTTTTGCTCGACTTCTACGTGCCTTTCTACGTCTTGCTACCATATACTCATATATGAGTAGGTCTTATTAAATGAGTAGGTAAACATTTTTGAGTATAGTCTAGTTGTTTTATATTTCATACTCTTTAGTAAGCTAGGTGAAACAGATGAGTAAAGACAAATTTCATTTTGGTGCAACCAGCGTAATGCGTGAGGTTCCACCTGGACAGACTGCCGTGATTCAATTCAACGGCAAGCTAGAGGAGATCGAAACGGAATGGGGTGCTAAGATGAAGTATCCTATCCTTCTTTTCTCCCATCCCTCCTACGAATCTATCTCTAAAGAAGGAATAGAAACAGTATGGCAGAGCAATAGCCAGGCATCAAGAGATCTGGCAACTGCATTAGAGCAAGGTATCAAGGAACTATCCGCAGCTTTCCATAAGAATAAATGGGAGTTAACAAGGACAGAGGAAGGTACTTACTTTCTGGATGTTATACTGTGAAGCGTAGGTGTAATATCTGTCTACGTAATGTAGATCACTTACGTACTGACAGATATAATGATCACTTAACAATTTGTTATGATTGCCAAAAAGTCATTAAGAATCTTTAAGGGTGAAAGGATAGGTACACATCTAAGTGTATGTCTTTGTCAATGGTTTACCTACTAAACAAAACGACTTGTGTATCTATCCCACCAAACAAAACCTTTTAGACGCGTATTAGAAGAAAGGGGAGTTTTAACTCTCTTTTCTTTCTTACCAACGGAATTGATTTTAAGGATTGAAGTGGCAGGTGGGGTAGGAATGGGTATAAGAAGCGAGTTCGGCCCGTTCAAACCCTTCCTAGCCCTAGCTTTGGGCCTGTTTCGGACTTATTTGAGGCTTTGTCTGGGCTGTCTGCAACGTTTAGGAGGTTTCCTAGCCCCTGGCGCTTCATCAACATTTCAGCAACTAGCCCCATGATCGGGTTGTCCCTGGTTATCGCTTTGATTGTACTTTGCCCTGTGGCTTCATCCATTTTTTTACTAGCAGCTCCTAGTGAACCAAAAAAAGAACTTTGGAACATTTCAAATTTTTCATGCATTCGGTCTTCAATCTCATTTACAACAGGGTCCAGGATCAATAATAAATCTTCATCACTGTCTGTTGATTTTGCCCATTCCACCCATTTATCTTTTGATAATTTGGCAATGTAATGACTTATTCCAAAATAGAATAATGACCAGGCAATAAAATATCCCAAAAGTTCTAAGGCTGAAATTACCATTATTTGAATTTGGGTACACAAACCCAGCGATCAGGGTTCTGGAAAAATACAGCTTTCTCTCCAGATTCACAAATAGGTCTTACACCTATCTCTGCTGTTGGCGGACGGGGTTCTGTTTTAGGTGAAACAGTGAACCCCATATCATCCGCCAGTTTAAGCAAAACGAGTAACGATCCTAAATTCATACTTTACCCCAATTTTCTTGTGTTACAAAAGCAGGTTTTGAACATCCATCTTTTTTCATGGCACTAATGTAAATTGGCAATAAAGCTTTTTGTCCACCTTCGACAATATTAACCAGGTCATTCTCCCAACGTTGACATTTTGTAAGTTGTACTTTAGTTCCAT